ATTGGACCAGCAGTTTGTTGACACCCAAGGTCGTTGGTTGGTCGTTGACCCAGTGTTCATTGAAATGCTGAAAGACGAAGACAGCCGTTTGTTGAACAGCGACTTCGGTGGCTCAGGTCTGCAAAATGGTTTGGTTATTAACAACCTGCATGGCTTTAAAGTTTATGTGTCTAACAACCTACCACAGGTTGGCACTGGTTCTGGTACCGCTGGTACTACTAACCAGAATGCTAACTACGGTGTTATCGTTGCTGGTCACGAGTCTTCTGTTGCCTCTGCACAGCAAGTTGCTAAGACTGAGAGCTACCGTGATCCCGACAGCTTTGCTGACGTTGTTCGTGGTATGCACCTTTACGGTCGTAAGATCTTGAAGCCTGAAGCAATTGTAACTGCTAAGTTCAACGCAGCGTAATGTAACGGAGGGGCTTAATTGTCCCTCCTCTTTAAAGGAAAATTAAAATGGCTACTGTTACCTCTCTAGTCCGCGCCGTTGGTGGTGTGGGCAATCCTAGTCGCAAAGCTTACCTCGTAGAAAAAGAAGTAGATTTTGCTGCTGCCGCTGTTGCTAAAGGCTCTTCTTTAGCTTCTGCTGATATTATCGAAACAATCTCTGTACCTGCTGGTACTATGGTTATGAATGCTGGTATTCAAGTTGTTGCTGTTGCCGCTGGCGGTACTGGCACCACTTTGGACCTAGGCGTTACTGGCGTTGATGCTGACGTATTTGTTGACGGCTTCACCTTTGATGGTGCTGTTGCTGGCGTTTATGCACAGAACGCTGCTGCATTCCAGCCTGTGGTTGTAGGTGCTGCTGACACTGTTGATGTTCTTATTCAAGCTGGTTCTACCATTGCTACCTCTGGTACTGTGCGTGTATGGGCTTTACTGATGGACGTTAGCGCTGTGGGCGACACTGAAGCTGCTGAAGCTGACCGCGACCAACTGGCTTAATTGCCTATAAAGGAGAGTTGCTGTAATGGCAGCTTTCCTTTTTTATTTCTTATAATTATGTCCACATATATTTCTTTAACAAATGAACTGCTAAGACGACTAGGCGAAGTTGTTATGGACTCCACAGAGTTTGATAACGCACGTAATGTGCAGGCACTAGCTAAGAACTCTATCAATTCATCTATTAGAGAAGTGTTACATTCTGCACAGGAATGGCCTTTCACTTTACAAACCTACACACAGACACTAACTATAGGTGATAGCACTTATCAATTACCTGCTGATACTTCTAGTGTTGATTGGGAAAGCTTCTACTTAAAGAAGTTTAATGACAGCACAAGAGCTTCTGCCTTGCCTGCTATTAGTTACAGTAATTACTTGTCTAGGTTTAGACCACGAGATGATAATGCTGGTGCTGATGGTTATTCTACACCTACATACATATTTCAAACACAAGATTTTAAATATGGTGTTACACCAATACCAAACGAAGCTTACGAGATTGAATATAAATACTGGTCATTCCCTGCTGAGTTGGTAGACAAGGATGATGTCTGCATTATTCCAGAAAGATTTTCTAATGTAGTTTTAGATGGTGCTATGGTGTACATGATGATCTATCGTTCTAACGAACAGAGCGCTGCTTTGCATAAAGATAGGTTTGATTTAGGTATCAAAGGCATGAGACGTGTATTGATGGATGATTCTACTTCTGTAGTATCTTCTATGATTACAAGAACTAGTTCCACCTCTGGGTCTAGAGTAGCTTAATGGCAGATCGTATAAATTCTTTTAAGGTTGTTTCTATTGGTGGCCTTAATACAAACAAGGATGTGTTAACACAGGGTGAAATTGAGCCCGGTGCTGCTTATTCTTTAATCAATTATGAGCCCTCCACTAGTGGTGGCTATCGCCGTCTTAGCGGCTACTCCAACGACTATGGCACTGTACCGGGCGCTGGCTCTGTGCTTGGTGTGATGGTGGCTGAGTTCATTAACGATGGTGTGTTTGCCTGTCGTAAAGCAGCGCCTGAATCTGGTACAGCTTACTTTCACAAGTGGGTAAACTCAACATCATCTTGGACAGCTATTACCACTCCTGTTGATGTGACAATGGTAGGTGTTAAGAAGGTAAGATTTATTAAGTATAACTGGTTTGGTGATAAGATATTACTAACTGATGGTATCAATCCTGCTGCTGTATATGATGGTACAACTTACACACAAGTAACACATGCTAATGCTCCATCTGCTCCTAAGTATGCTGCTGCCTACAATAGTCACATCTTCTTAGCTGGTGATCCTTCAGAGCCTTCTAACCTCTACTTCTCTTCTCCACTAAATGACTTAGACTATAATCCAGCTAACGGAGCTGGTGTAATTAACGTAGGCTTTGATATTGTACAAGTTAAGCAATTCCGAAATGTATTATACATATTTGGTAAGAGTTCTATCAAAAGTCTAACAGGCACAAACATTGCAGACTTTAATGTTTCTGAAGTGACTACTAATTTAGGTTGTGTTGTTCCTGATAGTGTTATTGAGATAGGTGGTAACTTATTGTTTCTTGGGCCAGATGGTTTTAGACCTATAGCAGGTACATCTAACATAGGCGATGTGCAGCTTGAAACAGTTTCTAAGAGTATTCAATTTACAATTAATGCCATCTTACAAGAACTTATTGCTGAAGACATTGATGTTGAAACCTTAAGCAGTGTTGTTGTTCGTAAGAAATCACAGTTTCGTTTCTTCATTCCTAATGAGGGAAGCTTTGGCATCTTAGGTGGCCTTAGAGAAAACGGTGGCTCTATTGGTTTTGAGTTTAGTCAGATATTTGGTATTCCAGCAACATGCGCTGCTAGTGGATACGTAGGTACTAACGAGATTGTTCTACATGGTGATGCTACAGGTAAGGTTCATTTACAAGAAAGTGGAACATCATTTGATGGAGATGAAATATTATCTGTCTATCAAACTCCCTACTTCTACTTTGAAGACCCTACCGTTCGTAAGAATTTCTACAACGTCACCACCTTCCTACGTAGTGAAGGCGCTAGCACAATTGCTTTAGCAGCTTCATACGACTTTGATGACTCAGTTAATGTGTTTAATCCTTCTAACTATGATATAACAACAGAAGGTGCAGCAGCTTATTATAACGAGGCTGTATATGATGCTAATGCTATTTATAATGGTAATCCTTCACCAGTAGAGAAAACGGCTATTTCTGGTTCAGGTTTTTCCATCGCTTTCAAATACGTGACTAACGATACCAATGCTAGTCATACTATTCAGGGCTTAGTCCTGAACTACGCAACTAATGATAGGAGATAACCTTGGCTGGATATGTAAGACAATCTGCTGCTGACATCGTACCAACCGCTGTTGTACGTGCAGCACCAATAAATAATGAACTGAACGCTCTTCGTGATGCATTCGTACACGCTACAGGTCACAAGCATGATGGAACTGCTGCTGAAGGACACTTTGTTCCTGTCGTAGCTGACTTCGATGGTAAGAACAAAATTGCTGTAGACACTACTAACAACCGCCACGGTGTGTTTGTTGAAGTGGGTGGCACATCTACTGAGCAACTGCGCTTTCAAGACGGTGCCATTGTTCCTGTCACAGACAATGACCTAGACTTAGGCACAGCCTCCTTAGAGTTTAAAGACTTATACATTGATGGTACAGCTAATATCGACAGCCTTGTTGCTGATACTGCTGACATCAACGCAGGTACAATTGATAACACTGTCATCGGTGCGTCAACTGCTGTTGCTGCCACTGTTACTAACCTAACCGTAAACACTGCGGCAACGATTGCCTCTGCTGATATTAACGCAGGCACGATTGACGGCACTGTGATCGGTGGCTCATCTGCACAAGCCATTACAGGCACATTGGTCACAGCTTCTACAGGTTTCTCTGGCGGCTTGACAGGCAATGTAACCGGCAACGTGACGGGTAACGTCACAGGCGATGTAACCGGCAACGTCACTGGAAACTTAACGGGAAATGTAACAGCCTCTGGCGGTAGTTCTTCCTTTAATGATGTTGTCATTAACGGCGGCTTAAACATGAACGCCGGAACGTCTGCCACGATTACCAACCTGACAGACCCTACAAGCGCACAAGACGCAGCGACTAAAGCATATGTGGATACGTCAATTGCTAACGTGGTTGATTCAGCCCCTGCTGCACTAGACACTCTTAATGAACTAGCGGCAGCTTTAGGTGATGATGCCAACTTTGCTACAACTGTAACCAACTCTATTGCCACCAAGCTGCCATTAGCAGGCGGCACTATGTCTGGTGCTATAGCAATGGGTACAAGCAAGATTACAGGCTTGGGTGATCCAGCAGCAAACCAAGACGCAGCTACTAAGACATATGTAGACACGCAGCGTGATACAAGGCTAGCAACCGCAGGCGGCACAATGACTGGCGCTATTGCTCTAGGCACAAACAAGCTTACAGGGGTTGGTGATCCTACTTCTGCACAAGATGCCGCAACAAAGAACTACATTGACGTTCTGTATGGCTCTACAACGGATGCTGCTACATCAGCCGCTGCTGCTGAAACGTCTGCATCTAACGCTGCAACATCAGCTAGTGGTGCTTCTACATCAGCTACCAACGCTGCTGGTTCTGCTTCTACTGCCTCAACTTCTGCTACTAATGCTGCTGCCTCTTACGACTCTTTTGATGATCGTTACTTAGGCGCTAAGTCTTCTGCGCCAACATTAGACAATGACGGTGATGCTCTCATCACTGGTGCTTTGTACTTTGATACTACGGCAGACCAGATGCGCGTGTACACAGGCTCTAGCTGGGTAGCCGCAGGTTCAGCCGTCAACGGTACATCACAACGCAGCGTATACACAGCAACAGCTAGCCAGACTACATTTGCTATTACGTACGATGCAGGCTTTGTAGATGTTTATTTAAACGGTGTTAAACAAGTTGCTGGTACAGACTTTACAGCCTCTAGCGGTGTTAACATTGTGCTGACTGTTGGCGCTACAGCAGGCGACATTGTTGACATTGTTGCTTACGGTGCTTTTAGTGTTGCAAATACATATACTAAAGCAGAAGCTGATTCTTTA